CAGCACGCCTCACCGCCGCTCAGAAATTCACAGAATAATTCACACCGAATATTACTCTTCACTCCCGTCAAAATGCTTACACAGATCCGAGACTACTTTCACGAACGACTCACTCGACTTTTATACGATCATAAAATCTTCTCACAACAATCCGAAGACCCCGATCAAGTCCTCCACCGTCACCAAGACTCCGACATCGAACGCATCTACAAATCAATTCATTATGACTTCTCCCGCTCCACAGCTCCCTCCGACTACGAAGCTCAATACCAATCGATCAAACACATCCTCGAAGACAAACAAGCCAAACAAGGCTTCAGCTCCGAATTCTATCGACCCAGAACCGATCCTCTTCCCGACAATCGTATCCCCTGCTCCGGCATTGAATCCCTCCCCTTCGAATTCAAATCAATGAATGTTGTCACCTCCACCCCAGAAGTTCCCGAATCCGGTTTCCAGATCCATCCCCGAATCGAACGCCTCCTCCGCTCCAAGTACCCACAGTACCTGCCATTCGTTAGAAAATACACACGCCCCCTCGGCACCACAGACGCAACCGTCAGTGATTTCTTTAAGCCTCAGACTCCCTCCGCCCCCGTTGAACCCTCCCGCATCCAACATGTCATGCATCACGTTATGAAGAAGCTAGCGATCACTCCCTTCCTTCCCATCCACTTCGTTGATACTCAATATGACAAACGTCCTCTCTACACTGGCACTGGCTACTACAACCGCCGCTCCCACGAAGCGAACGTCCATGCAATCTTTTCTCATCCTCAAGAATACGAATCAAAACGCACTTCCAAAGGCTACTACATTAACGCCTTCCTCGAATCAGCTCGATCACTTGTCCACTGGATAAAATCTACCGCTACCTCCTTTCGACACGCACCTTCTGATCTCGCATCCGCCCTCAGAGAATTCTTTCTTCAACGTCCAACAATGCTTTTCACCCGCAATCACATCTCCGACCGTGATGGCCACCTCAAACAACGTCCCGTTTACGCAGTTGATGATCTTTTCCTTACAATCGAATCGATGCTCACATTTCCTGCTCACGTTATCGCCCGCAAAATCGAATGCTGTATCATGTACGGCTTTGAAACTATCCGTGGTTCTAACCAAATACTCGACTATATGGCTCAATCCTATACCTCCTTCTTCACAATAGACTGGTCTGGCTTTGATCAACGCCTCCCCTGGCCCATCGTCACTTTGTTCTTCACTGAACTACTCCCTCGATTGCTTGTTGTTAATCATGGTTATGCTCCTACGTATGAGTACCCCTCATACCCTGACCTCACAACCGAGAAAATGGTTTCTCGCCTCACAAATCTACTGTCGTTTCTTTCGACATGGTATTTCAACATGGTCTATATTACTGCAGATGGTTATCCCTATGTCCGCCGCTACGCTGGTGTACCTTCAGGTCTCCTCAACACCCAGTTCCTAGATTCATTTGGCAACCTTTTCCTCATCATCGATGGTCTCATCGAATTTGGCTTCTCCGACGCCGAAATTGACGACCTCCTCCTATTTATAATGGGTGATGATAACTCCGGTTTTACTTTATGGTCAATTACACGCCTAGAATCATTCCTTTCATGGTTTGAATCCTACGCTCTCGCCCGATATGGTATGGTCCTTTCAAAGACCAAATCCGTAATCACTGTTCTCCGCAACAAAATAGAGACGCTATCCTACACGTGCAATTTTGGACAACCAACCCGCCCCATCGGCAAACTCGTCGCTCAGCTCTGTTACCCAGAGCGTGGTCCACGACCCAAATACATGTCTGCTCGCGCAGTCGGCATGGCCTGGGCCTCGTGTGCTCAAGACAAGACATTTCACGACTTCTGTCGCGATGTCTATTACGAGTTCCTCGATGATAGAGAAGAAATAGACGAAAGTGCTTACCTGCACATTCAGTCACATCTTCCTGGCTTCCTCCGAATCGACGAATCCGTCCGTCAAATCATTAATTTTCAAGTGTTCCCCTCCCTGTTAACCGTCACTCAAGCGATTAAACAATGGAAAGGCCCGCTATCCTATCAACCAAAATGGGATCTTGCACACTTCGTCAACCAACCAGACGTCATTCCTCCCGATTCAATCACCTTACGAAGTTTGGTCCGAACGTAAATTCGAACTTCCAATCCTCCGTAACCTCTTTTAGTTTACAGTTTTACTATAGTATTCTGTTTTCTGTTTTCGATTAAACCACCAAAAATCAAAAAAACTTAAAAAC